ATATCCTCATTGGGTATGGCGCACAATGTGTTGTTGGCTCCTATGAGGGTTGTATCAATATCGGAGATGTTTTCTACGGAGAACTAGGTGCATCCACCAAGAGAGTGAGATTCGGAGAGGCAGGCATCGGTACAGCCTTTCTTACCAGTGCTGCTTTGGAAATCAATTCTACTCAAGGCGCACTCGTCGTTTCGAGAATGACGACAACTCAACGGAATGCTTTAACGGCAGTCAATGGAATGATTATTTATGACACGACACAGAATGCTTTTCGGGTTTACCAAGCTGGTGCTTGGAAGGCAATCTAACCAAGGGAGAGAAGAGTATGAGTAAGAGGCAGGACAAAATCAATGCGTTCAAGGTCCAAGGTTTTGATTTGGTGCGGCAGATTAGCCAAGCCCAGAATCAGGCCCGCGAAATGCAGCAAAAGCTGGCTCAGCTTGAGGGCGAAATCAATCGCCTGGAAGTCGAGGAGGCCAAGGAGAGAAAAGCGGATGCCGACGCCTAAGAAGAACGTCGCCTATTCATTCCCAATAGCGTTGATTGATACGATCACTGGTAAGTTCAAGGCGAACCCAACTCTCGCGGCTGGCGATTTCAAAGTCAGCATTGACGGTGGGGATTTTGAGAATCTCGCTACGCTACCAGTGGTCGAACCGGCTGGTTCAATCCGGGTCCTGGTGAGTCTTTCCCAATCAGAAATGAATGGTGACAAGATTACAATGACTTGCATCGACGCTTCCGGAGACGAATGGGGCGATCAACTGATTTGCATTGACAATGATGCCGTGAACATTGACGATGTTGTTCGATCAACTTCACCAGCCAACACACTCAACATTTCTGCGAGCGGTGTGGCTGAATCCAATGTCAAAGAACTCGGCGGCAGTGCTACTGCACTCGCCACGCTGGCCGCTTTGTATGATGGAGCGGTAGTGCGTGGGACAGTGGGAACTGTGACAGGCTCAGGTGACTTCAATGTCATCAGTAGTGACCTGTCAAGCAACGATTACGATTACGATAACATGTGGCTCGTTCTTTTGACCGGGTCCAACAAGTTCATTCCGCGACTGATCGGCATCTATACGGAAGACGCTGGGACGAAGCGGGTCCAGTTTACCGGGACCGGTGCGGCGGGCGCATTTCCTCAAACTGTCACAGCCGGTGATACTTGGATGATTATCTCCGGTAGTTTGTAAAGGGGCAACATGGCAAACATCATCTTCACCAAAGCTCTGGAGCAAATCCAGAAAACGAATCTGGATTGGGAAACTGATACTCTCTGTTTACTCCTGGTGCGGAGTACGTCAGCTTACTCACCAAGCAAGGACCACGATTATCTCGACTCGTTTACGGGTGGGGGCGGGGTTGAAATTTCGGTAGCAAGCTACGCACGTCGAACACTCATTGGTGGTAACATCAATCTCAATGATCCGAGCAACCAAGTTGAATTCCAATGTAACAACGTTGCATTTGGCAGCTTGGAATCTGGTCAAACGGTGAAAGCACTGCTTGTGTATTTGCAAGTGGGCGGTGATGATTTGTCGCCGGAAGACGATTTGATGATTGCCTACATCGACACCGATGCCAATGGATCACTTCCTGTAGCATTGGGTGGAGGTGCTTTCAATATCACCATCAATGGTGAAGGTCTGATGAAAATGGCCCAAGCCTAATGGTGATCCTATGTCCTACTTTTTCTTTTCCGGTAGCCGGGGACTTCCTGCGGGAGTCTCCCTAACAGTCGCAGCGTTGGCGATTCAGGTATCACCTGTTGAGCCGTTACTTTTGATCGGCACCGTGTTGACGTTACCTGTCCTTGATGTGGGTGTGACCTTGGTCATGCCAGAGGTGGCCGGGGGTATTGAAGTAGAACTGTTCTCCGTAGTGCTTGCGGTCGAGTTGAATATGCCCGCCGTTACAATCGGAGTGGGCCCTTTGTGGTACTACGACATGATACGTGAAGGAGAATGACATGGCAATGAAACCTGTCAATCGGAATATCAAGGTCGTGTTCGGACCTGCTATTGATGATGCTGACTTCAAGAGTCGTGAAGAAGCTATTGCATTTGATGCTCCCGGTATGGAGATCGATGTAATTATGGAGGCAGCCGATGGCACCGTCACACATACCGCAGTGATCCCTACTGATACAGGAGGTGACTACGATTGGTTGGCCGCCGATCAAGGATACTACGAATTGGAACTACCTGCATCAGGTGGTGTCAATTTCAACAACGATACTTTAGGTTTACTTACGGTTGCAGTTTATGTGACTGGGGTAATGCCCATGCGGTCGGTTGCCTATGATGTCGTCCCCGGCAATGTTTACGAAGCGATGGTGGAAGGCACCTCGCCTCTCTTCATTCCCGAGGACCCCAATGCGGAAGCATTGATGTACGGGGTCTATGGGACGGTGGCTGAGGCGGACGCTTACTTCAGCATGCGACTTCACGAATATGCTTGGACGGCCGCGATGGCCGACGAGCATCTCAAAGCACTCTGGGCGGCGACGTTGATTATCGACGCCCTGAATTTCAGAGGCTCGAAGAATGCGGTTTACGCACTCCTCGAATCAAATTCATCTGCTACTGGTGAAGAGATTCGAGAAGCGGAAGCCAGCCAACCTTTGGAGTTTCCCAGAGGCGAAGACACATCTGTCCCGGATGCAATCCGCAAGGCTTGCTACGAGATCGCATACTCACTACTCGACGGGAAAGACCCGGAACTCGAACTCGAAAACCTTGGCATCGTGAGCCAAGGGTTCGGATCGGTTCGTACTACGTACAGCCGTTCCCAAATCCCGATTGAACACATCATCAACGGAATTCCAAGCGCCCAAGCCTGGAGATTTCTCAAACCGTTCCTTCGGGATGATGAAGCAATCAAACTGTCCCGAGTGTAAGCTCGGGCACTCCACGTCACTGGTCGCGTAAGGCCAGGATATAAGACACACTGAACAACCTACACCGGTGTGGCTATTTTCATGTAGGGTACTGGAAGGATTACCATGTTTAACGATCTGAAATTGTATCTGTGTCTCGGTCAAGTTTCCTGTTTTGATGGCGATGGCGGCGACGAAGCTGCGGCTGCGGCGGCAGCGGCGGCAACGGCGGCTGCGGCGGCAACAGCGGCGGAAGCCAAGGTGGTAGCGGATGCGGCGGCAAAAGCTGCGGCAGTCGGTGACCCCAAGACTTTCACCCAACCCGATGTAAATCGCATCGTCGAGGAACGATTGGCCCGAGAGCGGAAACAGAATGAGACGAAGTATCGGGAGTTGGAAACCAGCTACTCGACACTTCTCGAAAGCCAGGGTCTCTCGGAAGAAGAGCGCGGCAAGATGGAAGAGAGTCTTGCTGACGTTCAAAAGAAGCTCCGAACGAAGGAACAGGACGCCGAGTTCCAACTGAAGAAGGTGAAGGAATCACATGAGACCGAGTTGACGGAAGCCAAGAGGGCAGCCGTAGTGTGGGAGGATCGCTTCCATACTTCGAGCATCGACCGAGCGTTGCAGGATGCAGCAGTGGCCAACGAGGCTTACAGCAACGATCAGATCGTTAGGCTCCTACGCCCAATGACAAAATTGAAGCCTAAGCTCGATGAAGCGGGGAAAGAGACCAATGACTTTGAGACGGTCATCGATTTCCCCGACGTTGATGACAAAGGCTTGGCAGTCATCACGCAAAGAACCCCTGTGGATACCGTGAAGCGAATGAAAGAGATGGCTGATTATGCCAATCTCTTCAAGAGCAACGTGGTGTCTGGGGTTGGTGCCAACAGTGTTACCGGTGGCCACACACCGGGTTCCAATGGTCAAATCGACGTTCGGACTTTGACGCCCGAACAGTACGCCAAAATCCGAAAAGAGAACCCCGCGCTTCTCGGACTGTAATGACCACTTACGGGGGTTGATGTATTTCAATCCAACTATTCCCTGTCTTGGAGAAACAAGATGAAACTGTACCTGTGTAACTCGGAAGTCGTTTGTTTCGCGAACGACAACGATGCCCTCATCCCCGAGAAGTGGGCCTTGGAGGGCCTGATGCAACTCGAAGAGCAGATGGTTGTGGCCAACTTGGTCCACCGCGACTTCGAGAATGAAATCGCCAACTTCGGTGATACCGTCAACGCCCATCGCCCTGGTGAGTTCAAGATTCGCCGGAAGAACGACACCACGTCCACCTTGGACAAGCAGGACGCCGTCGCGTCCAACGTGCCTGTCAAGCTGAACCAGTGGTTCTACAACTCGTTCATCATCAAGGATGGTGAGCAGTCCAAGTCCTTCAAGGACTTGCTCGCGATGTATCTGGTGCCGTCGATGCGTACGATTGCCCGCTCGATTGACCGGGCCCTCATCGGTCACGTCCACAAGTTCGCGTCCTTCGGCACCCCCGCCGGTCGATGCGGTCGCTTGCAGAACCTCGATTCGGCGACGAGCCACGAAGTCGTGCTCGAAGCCCGCGAGATTCTCAACCAGAACAACGCTCCGCTGGACGAGAACCGCAGCTTGCTCCTCTCTTCGATGAGCGAGACGGCTCTGCTCAAAAACACCATGTTTTTGAAAGCCATGGAGCGTGGCGATGGTGGCAACGCCCTGACGAATGCCAACTTGGGTCGAATCCTTGGCTTCAACACGTTCCTTGCCCAGAACGTCCCGTACTGTAACCTCCTGAACGCCGACGTGGTTGTGGGTACGGTCACGGCTGCGGAAGTTGTGGGTGAAGCGGGTGCTCTGGATTGCACCTTGGGTGCGTCGGTCGTTGGCGAGTTCTGCAATGTTGCAGGCAACGATCAACCCACTTGGATCACCGCTCTTACGGCCGCCACGACCGACGTGACGCTCAATGAGCCCCTGAAGTACGCGACGGGTGCTGGTGCGGTTCTGACCCTCTACGCGGCTGCCAATGTGGAAGCCACCTATGCGGTTGCCTACGACCAACAGATCGAGGTGTCCCACACCTCGGGCAAGGCTCCGCAGATCGGTCAGTTGATGGCTTTCGGTACGGGTGGTTCGCGCCATGTGTACACCATCATCGAGGTGGACGTGATTTCCGCGACCAACACCTATGTGATGTTGGATCGTCCGCTGGACTACTCCGTCGCCCAGAACGACGCCGCATTCCCCGGCCCCGCTGGCTCGCTCAACATGGCTCTGCATCGCGAGTGTGTGGCTCTGGTCACCCGCCCGGTTGCGGTCCCGCCGAACGCAATGGGCGTTCTGAGTGGCGCGGGTGCGTACAACGGCATCGGCATGCGTGTGTCGATGCAGTACGACATCAACGCTGGTGGTACGGTCGTGAACTGCGACATCCTCGCCGGTATCAAGGAGCTTGACACCAATTTGGCGGTCGCGCTCCTCGGCTAAGCCGAGTCTTTGACAGGTCCACCCGCCCAGATAATCTGGGCGGGTGGCCTTTCTTTGTTCAAGCCGCCAGACAAGGGAGAGAGAAAATGGAGTTTTTTGGATTTGTTGATGCACTTGGTGACTTGAATTGGCTTTTTCAAACTTTTGGACCACTTCTTGTTGCAGTTGTGTTCTTCATTTGGCGAGACGCTCGCCGCGAAGATCGACTGACTGCACGGATCAAACAACTGGAAGACGAACAGCGAGACATTATCCTGCCCCTTGTCAAGGAATCGACGGCAGTCATTGTTCGGAACACTACCGTAATGGAACAGAGTTTCAAACTGATGGAACGACTCGAACGTGCTCTCAACAGATAGCAGGTGAGTTATGGCTGGGTACAATGCACAATTGATCCGCATGGTCAACCAGAATCTTTACTCGCTCAAACGGCAGTATGGTGGGCGAGTGGTTCTTTGCTCTTTGATTGATGCCGAGACGGATTACATAACTGGCATCAAATCGGTGGAATACCAAATTTGCCATATCCGTCGAGCGGTCATTTTACCTTCACGAATGATGCGAGATGTAGTTGCCAGTGTGGCTCGTATCTCATCGAATAAGCAACTGGCCTACGGTGGCGAATTCAATGTAGGTGATCGTGGATTTATAATCCATGGGAAAGATGTACCCACTGGCTGGGAAATACGAAAGGACGATTGGATTTCCTATCGAGGTGAACGCTACAGCATCAAGACAGTTCTCAATGTATGTGGCAACACCGGATGGATGATTTCCGCTCGTAAACATCCTGGTATGCCTCTTACGTTTCATGTTCAGGCTCACAATGCAATCAGTTTGAATGACGAGGCCCAACATGAATGATCGTTCACACTCTAACTTCGTCCGGCGTAATCTCTATTCTTTGAAACGTCAATATGGGGTCCAGGTTGCTGTCCACAAAATCCTGGATACTGAGACGGATTATGCAACAGGTGAGAAGGAAGTTACGAAGGAAATTCATTCAGTCCGCCGAGCAATCATGCTCCCCGTGGAAGCTGAACGAGTAGTGGAACAAGGCATCGCGCATTTATCGGCGAACAAAATGTTCGTCTCACAAGCCGGTTTCGATCAGGAGAAAGCACTCTTTATTTTCGATGCCCGCGATTTGCCCAGGGGCTTTCAATTCGACTTGAATGATTTCGTTGTTGTTGATGGCGAATACCACTGCATCACTGAAGTGGATGAGTACGAATATGATTCAGGCTGGATCATCAAGACTCATCTTGCCAAAGGTGCTGACCTTGAGGAGACACCATAATGGCTGATATCAATCCGAATTGGGCCAGATGGATTAACGCCTCCCTCGCGGTGTACTTCAAAGCGATTACCGATGCACTCAATCCTGCACTCCCCCTTATTGTCGAGGGGATTGATGAGCGGGAATCTGAAAAGATGGAGGTTGACCACGCAGAATTGCGAATCAATGGTCCCTTCATTCGTCAACCGAGTAACGGCGATTTTGTTCTCGATGTGGACACCAATATCCTCTTGACCGACCTCATGGAAGGCGAGGGTGAAAACACGTACAACCTTTCGACTTGGGCCGGGTACTTCCAGCAAGCTGCTGAGAAGTCAATACCTGTGTATCGCTACGGCCCCGATACCGGAGGAGTTGATGACGGCTCCTGGGTTGGTTGCTTGTCTGTGAGGACTCGTAAAATGGGTCCTGACCTCTATCATTTTGGCCAAGTCAGTACGAAAGATCGTGTCCGCCAAGCCGCCGTGGATACGAAACATCGAATGTACTTGACCGTGTCGGAGTAGGCAACTGCCTCTCCCGAACGCACGCTACTTGGGTCGCACCCACGGAGCATAATCAATTCCTTGCAAGGAGAATGCCACCATGGCAAGAATCGAACTGAAACATTGTGTCGTCCGAATGAAGGATGGCCTCGCGGGAGCCGGTGCAATCAATGAGCCGACCACCGCCCCGGTTGAAACTGACACGACTTTCGACATCGACACGGTCGTCTTGAACACGACCGACACAGACTTGGTTCCGGTTGGGGCACGCTTCACCGTCGATGGTGAAACGGACGCCGCTCAGGTCCACGTTGTGACCGAGCGGACGCCGACCGACTCGGGTCCGACTACCAATATCGTCTTTACGCCTGCCCTTGGTGCTGGCACCTATGCTGATGGTGGCGTGTTGGCGTTCGTCAATCAGCAGATCGACATCAAGATTGGTGACGGGAATATCACCTACACCGAGAACACCAACTACGATTACGATCTTGATCGTGGTGTTCTTGACACGGTGCGGGAAGGTGACCAAGCCCCGATGGATGTGAATCTCGACTTCGTCTACGAGTACATTACGACGGGGACGGGCGAAACCATCACGCCGATGGACGCCGTCAAGCAGAAGGGTGGTGCATCCGAATGGGTCAATGCTGCTGCTGATCCCTGTGAACCTTACGCTGTGGATATCGAAGTCGTGTACACGCCGCCCTGCGGTGGTGCCGAGATCGAGACCACGTTGTTCCCCGATTTCCGTCCGGATTCCAAGGAAGTGGACTTGGGTGAAGCCAATGTCTCTGTGTCCGGCCGTTGCAACGCACTCGAACCGACTGTGACCCGTGCGGCTCAGTCCTAATCTCTAACATGGAGGACGATGCCACATGGCACGTATTGAACTCAAACACTGCGTCATCCGTATGAAGGACGGCTTTGTGGGGAGTGCCGCTGTCAATGACACGCCTGCCCAAGATGATGTCACCCTGGAAATCGACACGATTGCCGGGATTCCCAACGCCGACACAATTGTCCCTGTTGGGGCTCGCTTCACCGTCATTGGTGATGCGGACACGACCTTCGCGATCACTGATGTCAACTCGAATTGCCAATACACGGTAACCGTGTCCGGTGCCTCGGGTGGTAACTTCACGTTGAGCTTCGACGGGGAGACGACTAACAACATCCTCTATGATGCAACAGCACAGGATGTGGAAGATGCATTGGTTGCAGACTGCGCCAACATCTCAACTGGTGACGTGGTTGTCACTGGTTCGGCCGGTAGTCCCTGGCTTGTTGAATTCCAAGGTCAGTACACTGACACGGATGTAGCCGCACTCACGGCTGCCGACGTGGATTTGACTGGTACGGGTCCAACGGTTGGGTCCGTGCTCACAAATACTGGCGGCACCACTTGGGAGTTGACTTTCACTCCCGCGATTCAATCGGGTGAAGTTCCGATTGATGATGCCGTCATCACGTTCCTTGCTCAGCAGCTTGAAATCAAGATCGGCGATGGCAACGTTACCTACACCGAGAACACCAACTACGATTACGACCTTGATCGTGGTGTTCTTGATACCGTGCGTGAAGGTGACCAAGCTCCGATGGATGTGAATCTCGACTTCGTCTACGAGTACATTACGACGGGGACGGGCGAAACCATCACGCCGATGGATGCCATCAAGCAAAAGGGTGGAGCCGCGAATTGGTACAATTCATCGGCCGATCCCTGTGAACCCTATGCCGTGGATATCGAGGTCGTGTACACGCCGCCTTGTGGTGGTGCCGAGATCGAGACCACGTTGTTCCCCGATTTCCGTGCGGACTCCAAGGAAGTTGATCTTGGAGAAGCCTCGATATCGGTATCCGGCCGTTGCAACGCACTCGAACCGACTGTGACTCGTGCGGCCCAGTAAGTTTCTATAAGCCAGGGAGGCGCAATCCTCCCTGGCTTTTCTTTCCTATGTCTTGAGGGAGACTAACATGAGAATTGGTGGAATCGATCCAAATACCTTGCCCAAGGAAGAATTCCTTGTGCTACCCCGTGGCGAGGAGATGATTGTCTTCCGTGCTACTGGTGTGCCTAACTATGATGAGTTCAACGCTCTTTGCCCTTCGCCCAAGGTTCCCATGAAACTGGTGAAGGGGAGCCGCGAACCCAACCTGGATGACAAGGACTACAAATCGCTGATAGCGATTTACAATACCAACCGAATCGGTTGGTTGGTAGTCAAGTCACTCGAACCCAGTAATATCGAATGGGACACCGTCAAACCGGACAAGCCCTCGTCATGGAAGAATTGGGAAACCGACATGCAGAAGAATGGATTCAATCAAGTGGAATGCAACCGTGTCACCCAACTCGTCTTCCAGGCCAACTGTTTGGATGAAGACAAGTTGAATCAGGCACGGGAAAATTTTCTACGTGGTCAGCAGCCGGAACCAAGCGAATCCTCTGGCCAAAGTACCGAACCGGAGACTACGCTATCTGGAAAGCCTGCATCCGTGTAGGAATCCTCCCTCCGGGAATAAATCCTGTTTGGGAAGATAATGGCGTCCAAACAAAAGCGTTCATCCTCGGGTTCGATCAAATGTGCGAGCACGATGAAGCTGAAGAAACAAACCGCATGCTTAAAGCAGGCGTCATGTCTCGAACACGCTGAGTATGGAGGCTGTTGACCATGAAGTTCAAAGGTACTTTGAAATCCTTTAGGATTGACATACGAGCCTACAAGGCTAAGCTGCATGAGCATTTGTCAGAACAAATTGCGCATGCAGCTTTCTTGTGGCTCAATGCAGTCCTGTCACAAATCCCCGTTTGGAGTGGAGCATCCCATGCTACGTTCCTCCGCTTGGCACGCGAGGTGGGATACGAACTGGCTATTCAACCACGAGTCATCAGTCGAATCCCGTATGGGCAAAGACACGGAGATGGGGAAGTAACAACTGATCCAAACAAGGGTCAGTATACATTTCGCTTTGAGACTTCTCTTGCGCATTTGATTTACAATGAATTTTCTGATGCAAATATAGTGCCCGATGCCACACTCTTTGCACAACTGATCCAGCCAGGACCGTATGGCTTTCAGCAGGTTGGAGTGAGTGTGTTTCAGGAATTTGCAAAATCAGTGAGGCTACCCAATCCTTTGGATAGCCTCAAGATCAAGAGGCATCGTATCTAGTGAATGTTTTCTATGTGTATGTGTATATCGATCCGAGTGATGGTGTGCCTTTCTATATTGGGAAGGGTAAGGATAAGCGTGCATACAAGCATTTGACAGCGAGTGCGATGCAGACAGGTTTAGACAAAGGTTGGTTCTTTTATCGCAAGCTACGAAAGTTGTTAGCGTCCGACACATCTCCTGAAATTCGCTTCCTTTGTAAAGAGCTAACCGAGGACCAATCTTTCTATTGGGAGACATTCTTCATCACTGCTCTTGGTAGACGAGATATCAAAACTGGTTGCCTTTGTAATCACACCAACGGCGGCGATGGGCCTTCACATAAGGGCCATCAACATTCGGAAGAGACCAAAGCTCTTATTGCGGAGAAACTCCGTGAAATAAGAACTGGATGGACTCTACCCGAAGAAACAAAACAGAGAATTGGAGACGCCCACCGAGGTCGTGTTCATACTGATGAAGCACGGGCACGAATGGCTGAAGGGCAGAAAAAGCGTTTTGCTCGCCCATTCCCGGCTGAGACTCGCCAAAAGATGTCTGAGGCTAGAAAAGGCAAAAAGAGATCGGCTGAAACTTGTTGGAAGATGTCTACCACGCGATGGCGAACACACTGGTTGAAATCCGGCGGAACGACTTGTCTTGATACCTGGAAGGTGTAACTATGGCAGAAAAAATTTCCCAGGAATTGGGGTTTGACGCGGCCCAAGCATTACAGGCTCTCACGAGTCTTGACAAGATGATGGGCTCCTTCGAGAAGCGCATTGGACAATCCGTGAAGGCGATGGATAGCTTCAACAAAACGGGCGGTAAGACTATCGCGATGCTGAAGATGATGGCCACTGAAGGAAACAAAGCCGCAACCGCATTGGCCAAAGTGGCTGCCCTGCGAGGGCAAGTTGGGGGTGGTGGTGCCGCACCGGGCGCAGGGCTTCCGGCCGGACCTCCTCCTAATGTTGACGCATACATCCAAGCACTCGAAAAACTCAACAAGATTTCGGACAAGGCAACGACGGCTCAGAAACGAGCCTATCGTAGCGCAGTCACCTCGGCTGCCGAGTATGCCGCCAAGAACAAAAAGTCGATCAACGAAGTCATCAAACAGAATTCCAACTTGGGCAAGAGCTTTACTGGCACGGCCAACACCATGGCCAATAAGCTCCAGAGGATGGCGAGTGCGGCAAAGAAGTCGCTCAATGAGGCTGGCCAAGCGACTCGCAAGCTGTCGGTTGATTTCCAGACGATGGTGCGTATCGTCACGACGCAAGCCATCGTGCGAGCGTTGAGCCAACTCCGTAATGTCATTCGTGGCGCTGTGTCGGATGCTGTTGAATTCCAAGTCCGCGTGGCTGAGATCGGTACCATTGCTCCTACTGGGGAACTGAGCGATCTGGCCGCCCGCGTGCGGGAGATTTCGGACGAGTTCAACACTCCGCTCGATACCACGGCTAAGGGTTACTACCAAACGATCTCGAACCAAATCGGTCAGACGACTGAAGACTTCGATACGTTTATGGCGGCTTCCGCAAGGTTCTCAAAAACCTCAGTGACCGACTTGGCTTCTGCGGTGAACTTGGGTTCTGGTGCTCTCAATGCTTATGGTAAAGCTGCATCAGAGGCAGATAGTGTATTTGCGAAGTTCTTTGTGACCATTAAGCAAGGCCGTTTGGTCGGTGCTGAATTGGCTCAACACATGGGTACACTTTCACCTCTCGCCAATCAATTAGGCGTTGACTTGGAAGAAGTGAATGCCGCTTTGGCCACTATTACCATTCAAGGTATCGCGGCCGACAAAGCCGCCACTCAACTTCGTGGTGTCTTCAATTCGTTTATCAAGCCGACCACGGAAATGTCAGCGGCGATGAAGGAGCTTGGTTTTGCAAATAGTGAGCAAATTTTTCAAGCCCATGATTTGCAGGCAGCACTACGATTGGTCATTGGTACAACGGATGGCTCGTCTGAAGCAGTAGCAAAACTTATCCCACGCATCCGTGGGTTGACTGGTGGTATCGCTCTAGCTGGTGACGAGACTGAACATTTTACTGAAACCATGAAGTTGCAGAATGAGGAAGCTACGAAGCTATTCGAGAAAGGCTTCCAACTCATCATCGAGACCGATGCTGAAAAAGCCACCAAGGAGTTGAACAAGCTCAAGAATTATATGGCGACAGAGTTTGGTGATGCTGTTCTGAAAGCAGCTAATCAACTAGCGACGATGACAACTGGCGCAGATGGGATGAAAGACATCTTGGATTCTATTGGGACTGTCCTCCCTGGTGTTATAAAATCGGTCTTGGCTCTTGGTACAGCCTTTACTGTCATGTCAGTTCGAGCCAATCGTGCAGCATGGAGTTTGACCACGGCTAAACAAGGTTTGATTGGTTTGGCCGCTCTGCTTCCGGTGGCTGCGGCTGTGGGTGATTATATTGGTAAGCAGCTTATCAAAGGGTACAATGCTGAGTATCTTGCTTTCAAAGAACTCATGGACAAACAATTGCAAGCTCGATTGAGCAAGAATGCAGCGGAATTGGATGCGGAGAAGCAAAAGGGCAAAGAGATGGATGCCCTTTTGGCTCAAGGATTGGCGTCCGCAAGGAAGGAATACTTCAAGGTTACCGACGCAGCCGTTGAGACTAACAAGACCATCCTGGACGATATCAAATACTTCACGGACGGGATCATCAAGGAAGCTCAACGGGGCGCACAGGCAGCCAAAGCAGCTATCGAGAATTTAGGTAAGAACGTTCTGGCTTCGGAGCAGCGGGTAGGGAAACTACGGACGAGTCTGGATGACAAGCTCTTCTCAAAACAGCTTCAGAACCAAAGTGAAATCCAGAAGGTTTTCGCTTTGACAGAGAAGTCAAGTGATCTTGCTTCTCGGGCAGCCGGGAAAATGGCAAGAGCCACCACGGAAGATCAACGCGCATCAGCCGAAGAGGAATTTCAGCGAGCTAATGCCTTTGCTGAGCAAGCACTCTCGATTGCGGAGGGCACCGAAAATCGCGTCTTAGAGCGGAAGGCTCTTGAAGCAGTTGAATCACTGACTCGGAAGAATATGGAATCCGAGAAGGCATACCAGCAAACGTTGGCTTCTTCTCAGCAAATGTTGGCGAGGCGGGCCAAGACCGAGGAGAAGCGGGTTGGTGACTTGAAAAAGAAGCAGGTTGAACTCCTTGACGCCTTCACTCTCTATGATAAGAAAACTGGCGAACTTCTCGGCACAAAAGAACGGGCTGACAAGCTCAAGGGTGCCCAGAAGACATTGTCCGAGTTCATTCGTCTGTCAACTAAGGACAAACCTCTTGATGTTGGCGCGATGCTGAATTTCGCCAATCTCTCTTCACGTATGGCTGCGGAGATGGATGAGTTCCGTATCAACGAGATCATCGTTTCGGCTGAAGCACTCAATAGTCTTCAAGCCCAATTGCAGGGTGCAACCAAGGATTTATTCGCGGGTGCCCCTGGTGCTGGTGATTTACAAGCGTTGACAGGTATTGAAATCACTGGGGCCAAATCGGCGGCTGAGGCACAAGCGAATCTCACTGAAGAACGGAATCGATTGCTTGAGTCGATGAAGAATTACAAGGATGCCGTCAGTGGAGTATTTGCTGCTGAGCAGGAACTCAGCAAATCTATGGAGAGTATCTCAGAAGGTGTCCAAGAGACCAACCCCGGCTTAGAGAAACTCGGACGTGGGTTACTCATCGTCACTGGGGGTATGGAAAGCCACAACAAAGCTGTCACGGAGTACAGTAATGCCCTCCTTTTGATGAAGGAAGCCGCCGGTGGAGGCATTGTCAAAATGGAAGAATTTGAACGTGTGGTTGGCAAACTTCAAGCCACTGAACCTAAACAACCCTACCTGAGTAAAACAATAACTGGTGGGACCAAGGTACGGATCACGGACGCTATGAACGCGACTTATGGTTTGATTGAGGCTCAGCAAGAACTTGAGTCCATCAAACTTGACTTCCCTGGCGGGAAGTCAGTGAAGGAAGTGCAACAACGTCTTGATGAAATTGGGGATTCTGGGGCGATTTTGGAGAAGCCAAAGCAGGATGCAGCAGCAATGGACCTGTCGATCTCTTCGGCGGCCACTGCAACTTCGGAGACGCTGACACCTGCTGCTCAGTTGGCATCCCATTGGAGTTCGATTGCAGCCAGCGCACAGCTTGCTGCTTCGGCCTCGACGCGAATTGCAACACCAGCAATGGCGGCCCACGGTGGGCCAATTCGATATCTGGCTTCGGGCGGCTTTGCTCGTGGCACGGATAAAATCCCTGCGATGCTTACTGCGGGCGAAACAGTCACGGATGCGAAATCATCCCGACGCTTTGCCTCACAACTAACTGCAATCGGTGCTGGTGTCCAGCCAGTGTACCGTGAGTCAGGCGGGACGGTCACTAACATCGGCGACGTGGCGATCAATGTCACGGAATCGAAGTCACCACAAGCGACCGCCCGTGAAGTCATGTCCGCTATTCGGCGGGAAACACGGAGAGGTTCTGGACGCCTCTAACCCTTCATCCAAGGATACCCCTATGAATAGTAAATTGCGACTCAGCCAACGGGCAACGTGCGAGTTGGTCAAGGCTGGCCCGAACGCTGCCTCTAAACTCGGACTCAAAGGTCGGTATGTCGTCGAGCATTGGCGAGATGGCAAACGGATCAACGAGTACCACTTCGACAATGGCATCGTGGACGAGGCCAAGAACAAGCTCCTCGACGTGATGTTTGATGAGGGCACTCCCATCGCGACGTGGTATCTTGGTCTGATCGACAACGCTGGTTACTCTGCGTTGGCCGATGACGACACCTACGATGATGTGAATCAGGCTGGTAATGGCTGGGATGAATTCCAGGCATACGAAGTCAGTTCCAATGCCACAAATCGCTCGGTGTGGGTTACGGATGCTGCTTCCGGCCAGTCGGTCACGAATTCCACTGTCGCCGTCTTCGACATCACTGGCACCGCGACCGTCAAGGGTCTGTTCTGCTGTGGTGGTGTTGCCAACTGTCTCCTCAAGGGCGACCATGACGCTGGTGGTACGCTTTGGGCGACCGCTCTGTTCGGCTCCGGCGATGTAGCCGTCCAGAATGGCGATCAATTGAAGGTCACTTACACCGTAAGTGCCTAACGATTCTCTCCCTCGTGGTGGCCGGGCTCGGATGTCCGGGCCCGGCCATCTTTTCATATTGGAGGTCTTCATGGCTTATCGACTATTTCCTATGTCTTCGTTCCCAGCAACGGAGAACAAGGTCTTTCCCTTTGTTCACGCTACAACTACGAACTCTTTCTTGGTTGAAGGTCTTGGGGTGGTAGGGGGCCTTGATGTAGACGCTGAGCTTCACTATGTCTTCCATGTACCTCCAAGCTTACCATCTGGCACCGCGAAGCTTGAAGTGATTGCATTGGCTAACCCATCCGTTGGTGGGACCGCCTACTTCAATCCTAAGTGGAAGAGTATCGCTGTTGAGGAGACTCTTGACTTAGCGGCCGGTAGTTTGAATGCAGAGGGTACACAATCAATCGTTTGGTCATCAGGCGACAATGATAAGTTCCACCGTGTCAAAATTGCATTGGATGCAGACACGGTGGTAGCAGATGAATTTGTTGTCTTACGTCTTGTAATGGAGTCCACCTCTTGGTCGCTCAATTACACTTCACTCTGGTTGCCAGCGATTATTTGGGAGTAACACATTTAACGAGGGAGACTTCCAATGGCTTGGTATTTTGATGGCTCCGACCATGTGACACTTGCGAATAGTCCTGCACTAGATATCCCCAATGATAGTTGGACGTTTGCTGGGTGGTTCCGTTTACAAGATCACAGTGGTACTGATATACCTATGATAATGGCTTGGGGTGTTCCAAACGCAACACCTAATTTCAGGCTATATATGCCTCAAGCCGACACTGCGTTTGCTAACACGGATAATCTTTCAGCAAGAATTATTGATGCATCTGGCACTTCCGTCGGATCAATGTATGTGCATCAGATGGACCTTTCGGCACATCTCAACAAGTGGCTTCCTTGGTGTTTCACCCACAATGGGTCAAACAACCAGACTCATATTAGAATGGCCGATCCGGCTACAGGGGTCATATCCAGTGGAGCCTATTGGAGCACGGCATTAGGGGCAATCACCAACTCGGATATTACGGCACCTTTGTATCTTGGTGCGTCAAGCAACCTGGGTACAGACCGCTTCACTGGCGATATAGGTGAAAATACTTTCATTCCTGGCACATTTTTTGACGTGCCTACTTTCAGAGCATTTGTTAGTGGCACCCGTGGATACAAATTTCCTGGTTGTGCTTGGCATGTGCCAATGATTGGTGGCCGATACGAAGAGTGGATGAACCAACTCACTCTGAGTAACACCGGATCAACGGACAGTGAAAATCACCCTCCGTCGCAGTTAATAACTCCCAAACCCTCCGTCACAGCGCTTGATGTTGTTGACCCTCTCTCGGTGGTGGCGGCTTCGCCATTGTCCTTGGAGCAAAGTGCATCCTACGTTCTTGAACAAGGGAACCCCTGTGAGAACACACTTGCTCTGACACAAGACGCATCCTACGTTCTTGAACAAGGAAACCCTTGTGAGAACACACTTGCTCTGACACAAGACGCATCCTATGTTCTTCTACCAGGATACCATAGTGAGAATACACTTGCCTTGACGGATGCGGCCGATTACGCGCGTGTCCGAAATGTCTCGGCTACCAGTGAGATTGAACTTGGTCAACTGGCAACTTACGTTGGTCCAAAATGGGTTGAGGCTTATTCAGTCTTAGCGTTGGATCAATCCATCTATGTGCCTTTGGTACTTGAGGTTGCAGCTTCTTCACAACTGGTTCTGTCTCAGGATGCGAGTGTGGGTGGGACGAGGCGTCTTGATGCTGAATCAGTAATCGTCCTTGACCAGTATGCGGATACCACCATCAAGATTCGATCTGCAACTTCGCAGATCGAATTGACACAAGAAGCAACTGTTGATTTCGTTCTAACGGCGCACAGTCAGATCAATTTGACTCAGTCCGCCACTGCTGCTGAGATTACAAGGGACGCTTCAAGTACGCTTGAACTGACACAGAATGCCCGACATGAACCTTTTCCGCAAACGGCGGAAAGTCATATCGAACTGTCCCAGTCAGTACGGCAGAGCATCAGAAACATCGCTGTGAGTTCAGACCTTGTTCTGTCTCATGCAGCAGAAGTTGAGAAGCCAGTCCGACTTTCAAGTGAAAGTTCCTTATCAGAGACGGACTGGATTACTGATCTCGTCACTGGTGAAGTCTCTTTGGAAGAGATTGGTCTACGGCAAGAGGCAACACTCCTAAAATCCACTGGGCATTCCGTTGAGCATCTTCTGTCCTTCCGACAGGATGTTGGCTTGACTCACGTTCGAGCGGATGGTACCGAGGTCAGTGCAACATCCACACTGACTCTGACGCAGGAAGCTCGTGTCAGCCTAGTTGGTCGTGCTGGAAGCATAATCAACCTGACGCACGACGCACAAGGTTGGGCGGGGCGTCCGGGCGACTCTCAGCTTGAATTGACGCAAGAGGCATCCTATGTCCTCTCGCAGAGCATGGCCAGCCAAAGTACGCTGGCGATCAACCATGCTGCGACATACACGCTGATCTTGGCCAGCACCTCCTGTCAGTACACACCCTTCGTGGGTGCGTCATCTGATCCGGATGCTCCGACGCCGCCGTCCGAAACTATCGACGGGCCAATGGCAGGCATCCAGGTGCCGTTCCAATTGGTCTATCCCTCGGTTGGCGCGGTGACGGATTCAGTCTCATTGAAGACTCCGAATCTGGGTAATCTGGACCGGTTGGCTTTCAACCGAGTCCTACGAGAGACTCGCGGCGGGACCCTCGTGGTCTTTGCTGATCCGATCTGGCCTAAGATTCAAACTCTGGTCTTGTCATTCTCGCGTCTGTTGCGTGTGGAAGCCTACAACCTGATGGACTTCATTGAAGCCCATCTCGGTTTGGAAATCGGCCTCATTGACTGGGAGCATCGCTATTGGCGTGGTGTGATTACCACTCCTGATGAACCGGTCATTGAGGACAGGTTCGATAGCTTTACCGCGAACTTCGAGTTCCAAGGTGAATTGGACCCGACTTGGAATCCCCAAGTGGTTCCTGCCAACCTGAGATACTCGGCTACCCGGTCGCCACAAGTGGGCGGCTATTATGTTCCCAACGAACCCATCCTACCAATCATGCCTGAAGCTACAGATTACCATACCGCTGAGGCGGGCGCAACAATTAAGATTGGCAATCCATTGTACCTCACTGGTGCTGGCATTGTTAATCCAGCCCAAGCGAATGCGGCTGGTTCTACCCAAGTCGTGGGTGTCTCAATCAGTGATACCAACACGGGGTTTAGCTGTACCTACATCACGGAGGGTCGAGTTGAACGAACGGATTGGACGGAGATCGTCGGAACAGTAAATCTGTCACCTGGGATTACATACTTCCTGGATGCTGATGCGGCTGGTAAGCTCACGTCTACGGCCCCAACCACGGTCGGTCAATATGTGGTACGTGTCGGTCGTGCGGTCGATACCACGACTCTCGATATTGAAATCGAATTGCCCATCCTCCTATAAAGGACAATCCTATGACTCTACGGAAACCCCTCGTGATGGTTGCTGGTCAAATCCAGCAAATCCAATCGGGCGATACTCTCGATGCTGTGACAAGCGAGGTCGATGTAGTCTCGCAAACCAATGGGAATGCTTCACCGATTGTCATCGGAAATGCTGTCTATACTGATGCAGCCAACTCAGTAGACCTGGCGCAAGCCGATGCTTCTGGGACTGTGGAAGTCCTTGGTCTTGTACAGGAAGTCTCCATTGCTTCGGCAGCCAGTGGTTTTATCCAGACCGATGGTATCATGGCTGCCACCACAACGCAATGGGACGCGATTGCCGGGACGACTGGCGGCTTGACACCGGGGTCAATCTACTACCTGTCATCTGGAACTGCTGGCTTCCTAACCGAGACCGCCCCAACTTCGGTGGGGCAATATGTGGTTCGGGTCGGCAAGGCGATCAGTACCACGGAACTGGAAATCTCCATTTCGCAACCCATCTTGTTGTAGAACATACCCGCTGGACCTCTCGCCTCTGGTGATGTCCATAATGGGCGGGTGGCCTGTTTCATGTGAGGAGAATCATGTCGTACTTACCTATCATCATCAACAATGGGCAATTGGGGCAGTTGCCCAGTGGTGAAGCTCTCGATGTCGGCGGATGGACCCTGCCGATAGCGGGAGGTACGGAGAACTATGCACTGCAAGCTAATGGCAGCGGCAATGCTATTTGGAAAGAATTGGATCACGGTGCGCTCGCAGGTCTGAGTGACGACGATCATCCTCAGTACGTTCCGTACACCGGGGCGTCTGGTATGGTGAATCTTGGCTCACAGCAGCTTACCACAACTGGATTGATGACCGCCGGGTCGCTTAATGTCGATAACATCACGATTGATGGGGCTAACATTACCAGCGATAATGGGAGAGTCAATTTTAGTGGTGACGACGTGCATACGGATGGTAAGATGACGGCCCATTCGTTTATTGGCGATGATGCTCCGGATGCGGATAACAATCGAATTTATGCGGCGATGTATTCTCACCGAGGACCAAGTGGTCCTACTGTAGGGACGATGAAAATCAACCTCCCCACCTCATGGACGGGTTCCATGCTGACCATCCGGATTCGAGGATTCAACTACAGCGGCATAAAGCCCGGCCCGTGGGAAGTCATCGTTGGTGGCTATCTATATGAGGCCACTGCTGATTGGCGAAATCCCAGTGCTATTGTGACGGGTGCATACCCACCATTTTCAACAGTCCGTTTAGGCCACGATGGTACTTATTGTTGTATCCTCCTTGGGGATATGGATACCACATGGACTTATCCGCAAGTCCACATCATGGACTGCACGGCTGGGTACAATGCCCAATTTGATCTTGAAGATGGCTGGACTGTTGAATTATTGGCCAATGAGACTGGGCTCACCGACATAGTTACCTGTGACCTGGATATCTCTAAACGAAAACTTGTCAATAATGAAACGATCTACGTTAAGACGACGGGTGATGATGGCACTGGATGGGGCAACAATGCTGCGCCGTATCTAACTCTTGACCGAGCTATCAAACATCTGGGTTATCTCGACATTGGTGAATACAATGTCACGGTTGTCATTGGGCCGGGGGTGTACTCCAAAGCGACTGAGCAAATCTTTGACCACCCACAAGGGAACCGAGTGACCTTCCAGGGGGACCATGAAGTAGTTACCAGTCAATCGACTACTTCGATCAGTGCGACGGACTACGATCTGCCTACGGCGGATGGCGATCTTGATTATTATGAGGCCACTATCACACTCACGGGTAAGACATTAACCGCTGGTGATTATATTCTAATCTACAATGCTACCGGTGGGACGAACCCAGAGGCGCTTCAGGGTTGCCATAAAGTCGAAAGTTTTGCTTCCGACATAGCTACTATCCGTGTTGTTCATTATGCGGGCACCTCCCACGCGAGTGGCACGGTTAATTTTGATTGTACCCTGGTACGCACTGTACTTGCTTTCACTAATAGTTCGGGTCTCAAAGGTGACAACCACCACCTGGGTTCCTGGAAACAGTTAGTGATTCAAGGTGACGAGACTGAGACTAATTGTAATAATGGAATCGAGCTATACTCAGCCAAGATTTCTATTACGAACACGCTAGGTATCCGTGGGTGGCGGCGTGGCATTCTGGCTGCGGATAGTTCGACTGTGCGGGCTGATGTCTTTTCTGGTTTTGTTAGTTGTTGCTATTGGTTTGGGTTCCAAGCGACCAATGGTTCTATGGTGGATGCCCTTGGTTGTTATGTATCAGGGTGTGGCTATAATGCTTTTCGTGCCTCCCGGAATTCAACAATTGGCGCAACGGGTGCATACGCCACTGGTATTGCAGCATACAGCTTGAGATCGGAAGGAAACTCTTGGATCGACTTCACCGATGGTACTATTAAAGCTTCCACCAATAATGTGCTCTATGCATCGGATGGTGGTGGCATCACAGCGGAAGCAGAAGATGTGTCCGCCACACAGGTTTACTATGACAGCACTGCAACCTGTAGCCCTGCACGAGACACCGAAGGCAATGGCGATGGCATCATGCGAGGTGGTCCTTACTAAGGGAGAGAACCATGCAGCTTGTAATCAAAGACGGGAAGGTTCATGTAACACACCGGGATGGGGTTGATATCCTGGGTTCCTATGACTTGTCTACCTACGAGATTGTTGATTGGGCTGGGCCTGGAAACTTCCGACCACATCCTGCCACGGGTAAGATGCCGGATGATCCACGATCTCCAGCCCAAAAAGCCCAGGACGCACAGAAGCGTCACATTCGCCGACGCAAGAGTGCGTACCCCCATGTCCAGAAAATGCTTCTGATGATTTACCGCGACATGAAGAACGGCACGACTGATTTTGTGGATGCGATTGATGCCATCCACGATCAATTCCAACCACCGGAGTAAGCCATGTTCACACTACAAGCTCCGTACCCTGGTCTTCAGACCACGACAGTCGTACCGAATCCAGACTTCGGTGACGGTGAGAATCTGGCGGTTGAAGTCAATGTGAGGCGAGCATTGGATGGCACCATGTTCACGTACGTGAAGCGGAAAGGACGCCGAAGACTTCAATGGACTTTCAGTCTCACACGGAACAAAGGATTGGAAGTACGGGCGTTTCTTCAATCCTACTACGCTTCCAGAATCCTGGTGACAGATCACAATGGACGGAAATGGGTCGGACACTTTGTGAACAACCCATTTGAGTTCGAGACGGATCGTCGGTCTGCTCCAGCGATTACCCCAATGCCCCGTGGGGAGCGACAGAGAATCACCATTGAGTTTGAGGGAGAAGAACAACTATGAGAACTCTGAATGCCCAAGCACTCGCTAAGATTGACACGAAACTCGGCACCGAGCCAGTGACAATCATCGAGATTGATTGGATAGAGGATGGGGCTCCATCGATTTATGCAGATCGTCGTATTGGGACGATCCTTGGAAAAATCCACGCTGTCTCCGATCTTGATAATGTCATCAACGTCTCCGACAGCGATAGCTCTCAAGAACTCGGAGTAACCCTGGATGACACAGACGGAACAATCAAAGCGATCCTCGACTCCACTGACATCCACAAACGCACCGCGCGTGTTTACCAGTGGTTCGAGGGGTTGGATATCGACGACCGCTTCATGCTCTTCTCAGGAAAAATCAGTTCCCCAATCACTTGGAGTGAGCGCGACCGGAGCGTCTCGTTCACGATCATCTCGCAACTTGAAGACAAGGAAATAGGCTTCTCGGCCGAAGAGGGCGATTTCAATTGGATTCCGAAAGACCTCATCGGCGTAGCTTGGCCAATGATCTTTGGGACGGTCCAAGATGTGCCCGCCCTTCAATTCAATCAAGCGGTCTCTGGCACCACGTTGTGCCCCATTGGTGACATCATTGGTGAGGAGTATCACAATGCTGTGCCGCTTGGAGGGTCGGACCCCTCGTGGGGAATCAACCTCGGAATGCAAGGGATGCAGAAGAGCATGCTCTGGTGTGCCAAGGCAGCATTCGATAGTGCCGCTGCGACACATCGATTGTCCAATCCCGGCAAGGCTGCCGAGTACGAAGCACGAGCCGCTGAGTGTCTGGAAAACATCAATGAGATTCAACGGTCCATTGCTGATTCGATGGCACAGAAGGCGTCTCAGGCACAGTGTGCCACTTCGCAACGATCCTCTACGCTAGACAATGCCAGAGGCGGTGGCTGTAATCCTGTCACCATCCTTGGCGGCGAGGATTTCCCACAGAACCAAGCCATCAATCTTCAGATTGGTAGCTTCATTGTATCAGGCTATTTCGTTGGTGCCAAGTTCCACTATTCCAGTGTCGTGAATGTGGACAAGGAAGCCAAGGCGGCTACTCGTTACGCATCATCGGTATCACAGCAATGTGAACAGCCTCCCAAGGATCAATCCTACGATTTCTCCATGGATGTTCCGTGTGGGTACGGGAACACGTTCCCGCAATTCTATTCGTGTCGTTGTAGGTATTCTGGTTTCTTCGTTACCACGTCTACTCACAAGTCTCGGCCGAACACGAATGCCGTGGCTGAGCATATCTGGATCGATTCAGGTGCGAGGGTGACGATCTACAGTGATGAGAACATCACGTATCTGGTCTCGATCATTCCTGGTACCGTGCTGGCTGTCAAAGCCTACAAGACGTTTGAGGGTGGCGAGCGACGATTGGTCAATGTGCCCAACAATCTGTGGTGGGTTGAGAATCACAACTACGGACCTATCTCGGCCGTTCAAGTTGTGGTCCAGAAACCATTGAGTTCGTATGATGGGCAAGGCTGGAGCGATCAAATCTACGTGACGTTTGAGTCCAGCGTGGGTCCGCATACGTGTGACATCCTCGAACACATCATCGACAACTACACGGACTTGACGTATGACACGACGAGCTTCACGGCGATTCGCACGAAGCTTGATCCGTTCCCGATGAACTTCCCGATCCTTGATCGGAAGAACACTATTGCGGTCTTGCAGGAGATTGCCTTCCAGGCCCGCTGTGCCCTGTGGCTCTCGAATGGGAAGTTCTACATCAAGTACCTGCCGGAAGAGCCCACCAGTGACGCTACGATCACTGTGAGCGATCTGGACTCGGAGACGGGGGTGGACTTGGAGTTGACTTCTACAGAGGATTTGGTCACGAAGATGATCGTCGAATGGCGCATGAGTTGGGCCGAGGATGATCCAAGCAAGATCATCCTACGTCACAATGTGCGGAAGTACGGCACCCAACAAGAGACGTTCGATTTCTACTGCTTCAACCAGCCCGACATCGTTCTCAAAGCAGCCACGTTCTGGCTGATCCGTAAGAGCAACACCTGGAAGAAGGTTCGTTTCAAGACGTTCCTTCAGATGCTCAATTTGGAGACGTTCGATACGGTCACGTTGGATTTTGGTTCTCAAGACTATGTGTCAACGGGGCCGGTGAAAGCGATTGTTGAAGAAGCGAACTACAACTCGGACGACCAATCAATCAGCTTCGTTTGCAAGACGCCTGTCAGATCAGGCGAGATGGTGGAGTACCAATTCTTCTGGCCTTCAACTCTTGCTGTCTCGGAGACATTTCCAACGGTCGCAGAACGGGCTGCTGGAAACGCTGGTGGTGATGGGATTGGCTCTACGGCCTCTGGCGACCTACCTATCGGATTCCTTGATCTGGATGACTGGGGCGAGGGTGTGGTTTGGGTCGGTGGTCCCAACGTGGTGTTCAAAGGCCATGCGGACTACGGCGACCGGACGCCAACCGACGTGGACTTTGTCGCCCAGCAGGTGACCTTCCCTGAAACGTATGCCGAGTTGAATGTCACCG